CACCTGAAGAAGGTGGTGCAGAAGGTGGTGCAGAAGTTGATCCATTTGCTACACCTGAAGAAGGTGGTGCAGAAGTTGATCCATTTGCTTCACCTGAAGAAGGTGGTGCAACAGAAATACCTGCAGAAGTTGATCCATTTGCCGCTGAAGGTGAAGGTATACCGATTGAGGATGAATTTCCAGCTGAAGAACCTGATGGAGAGGAAACAGTTGAAGTTGAGGTTACAGATATAGTTGATAAAGCAGAAGAAACGAGGACAGAAATTGAAGGACTTACATCCAAAATGGAGGAATTAATGGGTAATTTTAGTGAGTTATCAAATAAAGTAACTGGTATGGATCAAGTTATTGAAAAAATTGATGGACTAGAAAAAGAAATTGAAAGAAGAAATCCTACCCCTGTGGAAAAATTAGAAATGAGGTCTATGGATTCATTCCCTTATAGTGTTAAATTAACAGATTATTGGGATGATAAAGAAGGTTATGATACAGGACAAGGAACTGATGAAGAGGAATACGTAATAACTAAAAATGAAGTAGATGATTACACCTCTTCTGATATAAGACAATCATTTGATTACGATATGACCGAAGAGGACATCTAAGTTGTAACTATCGTTTGACAAATTAACCTATAATGTATAAATTTATACTATTATAGGTTTTTTTTTGTTGACTTTTTAAATAAAAATACTTATAATTGTTTAGTTATAAAAAATAATTTATTAATTAAAAAAAAACATAATGAGTAAAACAACATTAGAATCTATTTTATCACAATACGAAAAAAATAGTGATGGAGGTAAAAAACCAAAGGTATCCAATGAGGATAGGTTAAAAAAGTATTTCACAGAAAAACTTAGAAAGGGTGAAAACAACACAACTAAAGCATTTAGAATCCTTACAGGAAAAGAAGGTGGTTCCCCATTTCAGGAAATCCATCTACATGAAAGGGAAGTTAACCATAGATATGAAAAAATTTATTGTAATAAATTAAATGATGAGGGATACTGTCCTTTATGTGAAGCAGAGGAAGCTTTAAAAATGGATGGTAGTAAAAAAGCCAAGGACATGGCAAAGGAATATACTGCTCGTAAATGGTACGTTGTTAAAGGTATTGATAGAGATAATGAAGATGATGGTGTTAAGTTTTGGAGATTTAAACATAAGTGGACTGGAGACGGAGTAATGGATAAATTAATCCCGGTATTCAAACTAAAAGGGGATATTACCGATGCTAGAGAGGGTAGAGATATTATTATTACCACAAATCGTAATGATAAAGGACATTCTGTTGTTAGTTCTATAATGGCTGATGATGTCTCACTATTAACGTCAGATACTGAAAAAGCCAACGCTTGGTTTAATAACGAAGAAACGTTTAGGGATGTTTACGCTAAAAAACCCACTGAATGGTTAGATATAGTATCAAAAAATATGACACCTATTTGGGATTCGGGATTATCCAAATACGTTGCAGAAGAAGAAAAAGAAGAATCTGAAACTGCATCATTAGAAGATGAAATTAATTTACTTAAAAATGATGTAGATACAAACACGTTAGAAAATGACAGTACAGGTGTTAGTGAAACCACACTGGAAACTAATGATGATGAACTACCATTTTAAAAAAGTAAATTATTATGCCAAAGAAACCAATTAAGAAAAAAACAACTGATTTTTCTTCTATAAGAAAAAAGTTTTCCTCCGCTGAGAGGTACAAAGAACAAAAGTACTTTGATTTAGGGGAAGCATTTCAGAAGGCTACAGGGTTACCTGGTCCCGCTATGGGACAAATCAATATGATGTTAGGTCATTCAGACACTGGGAAAACTACCGCACTTATACAAGCTGCGGTAGATGCCCAGAAAAAGGGTATCTTACCGATATTCATTATTACTGAACAAAAATTTAGTTTTGAACACGCCAAACAAATGGGGTTAAAAACTGAATACGTTGAGGAAATAGATGAAACAACTGGTGAAGTCACTGGTTATTGGGATGGATTTCTATTATATAAATTAGGGTTTGACTACATTGAACAAGCCTTTGAATATGTAACAGAAGTTTTAGATGGTCAAAAAAATGGAGAATTACCTCACGATATATTATTTTGTTGGGACTCAATAGGTACTATACCTTGTAAAATGAGTTTTGATGGAAAGGGTGGTAATCAACATACCGCTAGAATTATATCTGAGAAATGGGGTATGGGAATGGCTCAGAGGATTACTTCTTCAAGAAAAGAATCCTCAACATATACTAATACAATGATTTTTGTTAACCAACCTTGGGTTTCATTACCAGATAACTCATTTGGGCAACCTAAAATTATGCCAAAAGGTGGTAATTCTATATATTTATCTTGTGCATTGGTATTCTTATTCGGAAATCAAAAAGACGCTGGAATTTCAAAACTATCTGCCACTAATAAAGGTAGAAAAGTTAATTTCGCTATTAGAACTAAAGCAGGTATCCATAAAAATCATATGAATGGATTGGGTTACGCTGATTGTAGAATATTGGCGACAACACATGGTTTTATTGAAGACGATAAAAAATATATTGACGAATATAAAGACAGTCAAAAAGAGTATTGGTCTGAAATTTTTGAAAATGTCGGTGACGGTAAAGTAGATTTTGAAGTAGAAGATGATGGATTATATGTCGAAGCACCTATAGAGTATTCCGATCAATAATTTTAGTATTAACCTTATAATAGTTATGGATAGTGACAAAACCATATAAAACAAAAAAATACACACACACTTTATTAGTAGATGGTGATTCATTATTGAAAACCGCTTATCATGGTGCAAAAAACCTTTATTATAAAGGTAACCACATTGGTGGGATTTTCCAATTCCTAACTATGTTAAGGAAAGTTATTAATGAAAATCGTTTTGATAAGATTTTTATCTTTTGGGATGGTAGGTTTAGTGGTAGGTTACGGTATGAAATTTATAAAGAATATAAGGCTAATAGAGAAAAGGATTTTTATAACCATAGGGAACCCAAAGACCCTGAATTATATATCCAAAAAGAAAGAGTAAAACAGTATTGTGAAGAATTATTCATACGACAATTTCAAGATGAAATAATTGAAGCAGATGATTCTATAGGTTATTATTGCCACAACATAGTTGATAATGAAAAAGTTGTGATTATCTCTAACGATAGAGATATGTGTCAACTGATAGATGATAGAGTTGCAATATATGTTATTAACCTTAGAAAAATAGTAAGTAAGTATAATTATGATGAATATTTTAATCATCACTATACCAATGTTAAATTAGTAAAAATATTATCTGGTGATGCTAGTGACAATATAAAGGGGATACAGGGTGTTAAAGAAAAAACACTTATAAAATATTTTCCTGAAATCTGTAAAAAAACTTTGACATTAAAGGATATTATTAGTAAAATTGAAGTATTACAAAGCGAAAGAAAAACAAGGTTGAAAACATTAGACAATATAAAAAATAAAGTTACAGTTGGGTGTCAGGGTGAAGATATTTTTGACATTAATGAAAAGATTATAAACCTAAGAAACCCATTATTAACAGAGTCGTCAAAAGAAAATCTTGATAATTTATTTGTGTCCCCAATTGACCCAGAAGATAGAACAACAAAAAACTTTATAAGAATGATGTTGGAAGATGGTATAATAATGGCAATCCCCGGTGGTAGAGATGGGTATATAAATTTTTTAAAACCATTTTTAAGAATAATAAAAAAAGAAAAAAATTTCTTTAATATAAGTAAAAAATAAAATATTATGAAAAAGAATTATGAAAATCTCCCGTATGAATTTTTATTGTTGATAAATGGAAAACCGATAGTCGGTAGAAACTTCTCTATAAGGGGATTTAATGTTGATAGTTTAAGGTCTTTTGAACTAAAAGAAGTAGTGGATGATGTGGTAGATATAATAAGACATCAATTTAGATTAAAAACATCAGATTATCTTTTTAACTATTACAATCCTTACTTTGTTTATTCAGATAGTAGTGACACTACTGAACAACATAAAGTAGATATTTATGCAAATGAAGATATCTTCACCCTCCAGATAAAGGTAAATGGAAAAGTAGTCATAGCAAAGAATTTTAGCGGTAATGACTACCCCCCAAAAGTTAGATATGATGTCGACATAAGAAAAAATATACCCGATATCATTGCTACGATACAAAATGGATTAGTTCAGAAAAATTATACAAAAGAATTGTGCGGTTACGCGCTTTAAAGGATATATATTAATATAATAAATCATAAAAAATATGACTAAAAAAAATAGTGTAAGTTTAGGTTATTTAGGTTTTAATTTTCAATTAAAATTAGTCAAACAGTTAATAGAAGATTCAAAATTTTCAGAAGAAATTCTGGACATTATTAACCCCCAATATTTCGACAATGAATATCTTAGGTTAGTTGTTGCTAGTGTAAAAGATTACTATGAAAAGTATGAAACTATACCTACATATGAAACAGTTTTTGAAATTATTAGAGTAGATATTAAACGAGAAATTGTTAGGGATTCAGCTATTGAGATAGTTAAAGATGTAAAAAATGGGGATAGTAAGGATTGTTTACATATTCAAGATACCTCACTTAGGTTTTGTAAACAACAAGAACTTAAGAAAGCTACTCAAAAAATTCAGAAAATATTAGATTTAGGTGATTTCGATAGATACGATGAATGCGAAGAGATATTAAAAGAAGCGTTGTCTGTTGGTGGAGAAAAAGATGTAGGTATTGACGTTTTTCATGCAATAGACGATGTTTTATCAGAAGATTTTAGGAGTCCAATAGCTACAGGTATGGTAGCGATAGATAACTTAATGGAAGGTGGTTTATCTAAAGGTGAATTGGGAGTTATATTAGCACCTTTTGGGGTAGGTAAAACTACATTAGTTACTAAAATGGCAAATAACGCATATAATTTAGGGTATAATGTGGTTCAAATATTTTTTGAGGATAACCCAAAGGTAATACAAAGAAAACATATAACGTGTTGGACAGAAGTACCATTAAGTGAATTAACGGAAAACAAAGAAGAAATTAAGAAAGTAATACCTAAGTTTAAATCAAAACAAGGTAGTCTTATTTTAAAGAAAATGCCTAGTGACGGAACAACAATACCAAAGATAAAACAATATTTGAAAAAATTAACATCTAATGGTAATAAACCGGATATAGTTTTTATTGATTATATGGATTGTGTAGTCCCATCTAAACAATTTAAAGATGAGTGGAGTGGTGAAGGAAATGTAATGAGACAATTTGAAACTATGATTACAGAATTAGATGTAGTTGGTTGGACAGCAATACAGGGTAATAGAAGTTCTATCGGAGCATCTGTAGTAGAAGCTGACATGATAGGTGGGTCAATTAAAAAAGGTCAGATAGGTCACTTTATAATATCAATTGCTAAAACATTAGAACAAAAGGAAGCCGGAACCGCAACTTTAGCTATATTAAAGTCTAGGTTCGGGAAAGATGGTGTCATATTCGAAGATATATTATTTGATAATGGCACATTAAAAATTGACACTGACGTATCTAGTGATGTTTCTTTTTAATGTGCC